ACCCGTTTCCAATTGCCTGGACATCTGTAGAAACCTTCATCATTGTGGTTGTGAAAGAATCGTCATCATTTAATGACTGAAGCCATTCATGCAATTCAATCTTTGCTCGTTCAATTCTATTTCTTGCTCGTGATACCTGCTCTTTATCTTTATTTGATTCAAGACGAAGCATTGTGCTTGGAGAAATTTCAAAGTCATAACCGAGGCCAACAATGTTTTCTACCTTGGCATCAATTGCAGCATGGTTAGCAAATGATGTGTCATAATAGTTAGCAAGTTCATAAACATTCCATGGTGGTGTAATTACATCAAATAATCCATATGCATTTCTGTATACAGTACCAGGATTAATTTCTTTTGACTTTGCTCCATCAATACCGCTTTGTTCTGCTCTTGCACTATCAATGTATCCTTGCATATTTTCTGGTGCAAGTGCTTTTTCTACTAATCTACCAGTTCTTCTTTTAAAGTTATTATCTAAACCATTATAAGATTTAATTTCATTCCATGACTTGTTAAATGGATCTTCTTCTTTAAACTGATCCATGATGTCAAAAGTATTATCTATTTTGGCACCAATAATAAATTCTTGTTCTTCTGACATTAGTCTTGTGCTCCATACTTTTTAATAGTTTGCTGTGCATCATATACTGATCCAAGGTCGTTAAGATTTGGAATCCAACCTTCCATCATTCTCTGCTTTTGTTCAGAGTATTCTTCATCAGTTACCCGTGCAAGCCCAGGAAAGAAATGTGGTTGTCCTTCTGGCTCTCCATAATATGCTGCTGCCTTCTTTAATTCTGCTATTTTAGAAAGATCACCCTTCATTGATGGTATATTTAATATATTTCCATTACCGTCTGTAAACCATTTACCGTTTGCCTTTTTCCATACATAAAGACCCCAGTCATAGTTCTTCTCAATCATTGTAACTTTTGTGTCGCCTATTTGACCAGGCATGCGTGGCTTTCCGTCTTTACCAAAAGGTTGATGATTTTTGTTTTTCATAACCACCAGTATACCATATTATACGGCTGATGATGTTGTCTGTTGCCATAAAACATTTTGGTAAGTATTATATTCGCAATCACCAATACTAAAAACCTTGTCTGACTCAACAACTATCTTATTTGTTCCTACATAACTCTTATATATATCTTCTGGGTCTACCCCATAATAACTGATAGAGGATTGAACAAGAACACCATTCCATAGGAAAAACTCTGGCAACCAATAATCCCAGTCCAAAGTTAGAGGTCCAGACCGCTTTACCTGGAACCAAGGTCTGGTTGAAACCTTTTGAACTTCTTGTAAATTTGTTGATTGATAATAAGAAATATTATTAAATAACATTGGGCCATTTAATTTGATTGAACCCATAATACCAGATATGTCAAGTAGATTAGAAAAAGATATGCCAAGGAATGCCCATTGCTTTATTGTTAGGGTTGGATCCTTAACTATTTTACCGTTCAAATAAAATGCAATTCCATTTTCAATTTTTCCAGTTAGTGCATTGACTCCGTATATTCTTCCTCGTTGTCCAGTCTGATCGTTGGCAACAATATAAAATCTAATATAAGAGTTCTTTGCCTCTATTTCAAATATCTGTGTTGGTGCATATGGAAAATAATCTTCATCAAATCTTAATGCAACCTGCATTGCCATAATCTTATCAAACTGTGTAAGTTGATCTTCATTGATTGGAATAAACAAACCTCTGTTAATTAAAGGATCTTGCTTTCCTCTCAACTGTATTCCACTGTTTCTTGTCATGTATAAATATGGAGACGTTTTCTTGTATATGCTATATGGATTCTTGCCTTTATAACTATAATAAATTCCAGACTTTTTGTATGGATACATTTTGCTATATGGACTTGTTCCAATAGGATTACTAGACTCATTAAATGCTTGAGAACAATATTCTAACTTCTTAAGTTTAACTTTATTTCTTAATGTATTTTCTACTTTAAATTCTAAATGCGTAACAACTGCAAGATCATTAAAGTCAACATTGCTTGGTGGATAAACAATCATATTATCTATAGTTTCATATTTTGTAGAAATCCAGTCGCTGCCTGGCTCTACCGTTCCTTCTTTTGCTGGCGGTTCTATTTTAGTAAAGAATCCAGAACTATAGTTTGCTCCAGCCTCTATGTATTGGAAAGAAATATACGATCTAATTTTTGCATTTGTTGTATCATATTTATATGTTCTTGTAGTATTAAACTGTAAATCTTCATAATCTCTATACCCCGTAAACAAAAAGTTATCCAGTGAATCGTAAGTTCTTTTTCTTGGGTAATTGTACTTATTATACAACTCTGCGTAACTCCACTCATTTTCTTGAGTTTCTACTTCATAAAATTTAGATGGTGAAGGATAATCTATATTAAACTGTAAAAAGTCTAAATCGTATGTACTATCGCCCTCGTAGTCTTGCACAAACTGAGCATAATATGTTAGAGGCTGGTAGTCTTCCCAATACCCCACAACATCTATATCTAATGCGTATTCATCTAAATACCTTGATGCAACAAGTGTGTATGATGCTGTATGATCTAAAATCTTATCAAACAACATTAGCCCAGAAGTTCCACCGTCTACTAAGTAGTTCCAGAATTCTTGGTTATATAATCCAGCGTCAACCGTAATTGCACTTATATAATCGTCAATACTAAAATAGTCTGCTGGTAAACCATTTGATCCAAACGCTGGAGCAATCAAAGAACTATTTCTAGCATTTGCCAATCCAACTTTATAGATGCTTCCATCAAACCAGGATGCATAAAATTCATCGTTTCCTATATAGATTTTGCATTGAGAAATATTTCCTAAAATTGAAGCGACCTCTCCGCCAAACCAACTGACTACGTTTGGAATGTAGAACCCAGCGTAGAATCTTTCTCCCTTAGTTATTTCGATGCTTTGTTGATGAATTTGTTTTGCTGGTTGATTTCCTAGTTAACAACATAGGTTATCTTTGAACTATCCTGATATAAATAAATATGAAAATAATTATTATTTGGATCTATAACTTTAAACAGTGTCATAGGTTGTTCTACACCGTTGATATATCTTGAATCACCAGTTCTTTTAAATACTCCGTAAATGCTTTTTACTTCTTGTTGAAGAAAGTTTATGTCTTCAAAATATACTTGTGCTGAATAATCATTATTGGGTCTTACCCTAAAGTATTCTCCGTCTGTGTCCGTTGGAAGAGAGGCATTTGCGTTTATCCATTCATCATAAAATTCTTCGCTATTTGTTCCTTGATGATTAATTAAAATTTTTGGTAAGACGTAATCTGGTGTTGACAAAATATTATTATTTATAGAAAGGTTGTCATTTATTCCTTGACTCCATTTTCCTATATCTGGATAAATGTAATTGTTTGAATAATCTGCAAAAGCATAATCTATTAACAAAGATTTTCCGCTATATGCTGTATTTATATTATCTGGTGCCTCAACTCCCTGTCCATAAACAAATCTACGTTTTGCTACTATATTAGAAACCTTGTATGGGTAAATACCTACGCAGTCTATCTCTAAAGGACTAACATCATCATATGCCCAAAAGCCCAGCCATTCTTTTGATGATTCAAAATTTACATCTTCTGCTTTTTGATAAATAGATAATACTTCTTCTCCATTAATATATAATTTATATGAATCTTCTAAATATAAAATATGCAAGAGCATCGGCCTAACCCATTCACCAATATAGTGTGATGCAGACTTATTACCTATTTTTAAAATTATAAAAGGTCCATCTACATAGAGTCCATTTTCATCTTCAATATTACCAAAAATCTTTTTAGGTGTGATTGCATCTGAATTTATTCTTAACCACATCTCTACTGTATATACTTTATACTTACCAGAATTATTTAAGAATCCCATTGATGGCAAAACAAGTGACGGCTTTCCATTATTTGGATAAATTATTGTGCAATTAGATGTTCCGTAAACCATTGGTGCACCAGAGTTCTTAGAAAGCAAAGCATTATTATTTACAATGTAATAACCATCATTTTCTTGCAAGCCGTACGATCTTGCTGGGTAACCGTATGTTGTTTCAGTAAAGATTCCAGATGGTAACTCTATTGGCTCTATACCCAATGATGTTGATGCAAACTCTTCTGACCATTGACCAAACGTTATTCCATTAACCAGTACTGAATTTTCTTCTGGATCAGAATACCCTCCAAGGAAGTTTGCCTTAAATACCAGTCTCATCTGACCTTCATCATTTGGAACTTTGAATGTTTCAGATAGGAATATCCATTTTTCTGTTATTGATGTATTAAATATTCTTGTTTTCTTTATGTAATCGCCTAACGCAACATCATAATATTCATAGCCAAGTTCGTAACTTGTTATGTATGGGCTTGTAGAATATACATAAAGACCTACTGAAAATGTCCCAAGACTTACACTTAATTCAGAAAAATCTAAAAGATTAGGGCTAATGCATGAAAAGGAACCGAACTCTTCAGATGTTACATTTCCTTTTATTTTAGTTACACTGCTATTTATAAAAGGCTCATCTAATACATCTGTAAAGTTTTCAGATTCACAACCCTCTGTTGCCCAATCGTATATGTTTCTATTTTGGTTAGGAATTAAGGAAACATAATCAGCAGAATCATCTAATGACCAAAGAGCAATAGGATGTTCTGAAAATGCTTTATCTGCGTATAAGTTAGAAACAATAGACATTATGGGTCTATTTTATCATACTAAGAGATTTTTATTTCACAGGCATCAGTAGTACAGTACATTTCACCCTGTGCCTCTAAATTCTCAGCACCGTCATAAATAGCAGACCAATCGATCTTTTTGATTTGACCAATATAACTGTTATATTCTTCTTCTGTTATTTGTGTATATGGTTGTTGAGGATAAGTATGATTTCCCATCGGCAAGAATGAAACAGCCTTTAATTGTCCCTCGTACATATGTAGAGCAGGCGCTACGTGCTTTGCTTCAGTTTCTTTGTCAAATGAAAGCGTTACAGAAACGCCATTATCAGACCAGTATTTCTGAGCAGTAGCAGCAAGCGCAATCTTCTCAAACAATGTAACATCTTTTTCAGATCTTGGATGTCCAGAGTGAACTGGGAAATATACGACAGTTGTATTCGCAGATACAAGGTCAGCCTACATCTTATATCCAGCAGCCTTGAACAAATGAATCATTGGGTCGGTATTCCCAAAACGAATTGCTCTCAAGAAATAATCTCCGCCTGGTGCCCAGTGAACTCCT